ACGCATCCTGCATACTCATCTCAGTACGCCCAGCGTTACGCAACTCATCGGCGTAAGAACGCCCCAACGCCCGCTGAAACTGCCCCGAATCAAGCATTCCCCTACGATTCAACTGCCCAGGGATACCCCGCCTCATCTCGGCAAACTGGCGTCCCAAATCATCCAACGACATGGCCCTCTGGCGTTGAACACCGCTTCGCTGATAACCCACACCACCCAAAGCAGACTGCAAATCAGCGAAACGCTGACCATTGGTGCCCCCACCAAACGTCGTCGGTGCAGTATTCGTGAAAGTCGGTGCAGCCTTACCAGCTAGACCGCCATAAGTAGCAGACATCGTGTTGGCACGCGTCGGATACGGGTCGTCAGCGCGCCCCGTTACCGCATAGTTGACTGCCATTTGCTACCTGCGTGCTTGAGGAACAGCCATGTTTGCCTGTGGCGCTGGCCGTTGGCCGCCGCCACTGCTTAAGGCTCGGACAAGGTCTTCGATCTTCACTACAGGTGGTCTACCGCCACCACCCTGACCACCCATCTGGGGTCGTCCACCACCCATTGGTGGACGCTGTCCGCCCATCCGCGGTCTGCCACCCATCGGTGGCCTCTGAGGTGGCCTGCCGCCACCCATCGGTGGCCTACCACCCATTGGAGGACGCTGTCCACCCATCTGCGGGCGCTGTCCACCCATTGGTGGCCTACCGCCCATCTGAGGCCGCTGAGGTCCACCACCGCCCTGACCACCCATGAGCTGCGCCATCAACATTTGCAGCAACTCGGGAGGTATCTGCCCACCGCCAGACCCCCCGCCAGGGGCCTGTCCAAAGAACTGTTGCGCCGCATTCGGACCCTGCCGACGCATGTCATTGAACGGCAAATCAGGCAGGTTGTACCGCTGCTGCTGACCGAAACCACGCTGCCCTGGATCCATCGTCGCCATTACGCCCACAACCCAGGCATGTTAGAAACCAAAACCTTCTTAGTCGCAACCCCATCAGTGTCATAGATCACGACATAATCGGTCGTAGCGACCGTCGTACCCAGAGCCGTCAGATTGCTCGCATCAAGAGTGAGGGTCACAGCGCCAGTGCTGCCGCCACCCTCCAGCCCCGACCCTGCAACCACATCAGTTATGTCACCAGTCGAAACCTGATCCACAACCCTCTGTGCAATCCGATTAAGTCCCATGCCTATGCTCCGAAGTAGGTTACGAAAATGGTGGAACTAGAACTAATACGAATGAACTTGACAACACTCAAGTCGTCATTCACCAGCTCCAACGTGCTGTAAGGATTCAAATAGTGACCAACAGATGATGTGGGGGTACCCCACCTCACCCTGATCGGTTCAGCACCGTTCGTGATCATTGCAGCAACAGCATTCGTGGCGATAGACGCCAACCCGATTGCTGTCCCAGCGACAACCAACGACTCGTCACCTAGTTTTCTCCCCATTTCTGAGGCTGCTTGTCTAATAGCCATGTTTGCTCCTACGGCTCCAGGGCCGTCACGCGGGTCTCGAGGTCATCGAGCTTCTCTTGGATTTTGCGAAGTTCATACTCAATAGATAGGGAGTTTGGTCCCACAAACCTGTGAGTCGGCTTGTACACGACTGTAGGCATCAGTCCTCCCAGTACGATTGCTCGTCGCGCATTAGCAGGACACCAACCGAATCCATGACATCATTGAGAGTCGTGTTGATGGCATCCACCTCAGCCCACACTTCTTCCAAATCCTCGCTCACATCCACCACGCGGGCAAAGGACTGCATATCCATAGTGGACTCGATGGAAGACACTGTTGCCTCCAACTGGTCGATGCGTGCCACCAGGCGTGCAGAAGACCATGTAACCGTACCGACTATTGCTGCTACAGACAGAATCAGACCTAGTGCGACGGTCGGGATTTTGACTTGGCGAATATCGGTCGGCTCAGTCATCACTCAGCAGCGAGCCTTGCCGCTTCCTCAGCATCCACAATCACCTGTGTCGGGGGATCATTAGGCCACACAACCTCAGACACACGGCTATACACCGACGGTAGATCCCGCAGCTCCTGGCGGTACGTTGCCCACTCCACGGCAGTGTGGTCACCCAGGGCGGCGTCACCCAACTGGGTCCAGTCTGCTGCTGACAGCATCCCGTTGCGTTGCGATCTGACCATGTTCATGTCCAGATCGGCAGCCTCAGCCCGTGCCGTCAGTTCTGCTTCTTCAGCGTCTGTCAGGTCGTAGTAGACCCCGTTGACAACCTTCTGTCTAGCCATTTCTATGCTCCTGTAACTCCATATAGGGTGAACGTGCTGTACTGGACGAAGTTGTCGCCACCCGAGGTAAACCACTTCACCTCGTTGATAGCAGCCGTGGAGTGCCACAAGTTCGCTGCAAGCATCTGAATCCACTCATTGTTCGTGCTGGTGTTGCCAGTCACCGACGATGAGAGAATCGACTGCTTGAAGTTCGTCGTGTTCGCATAGTTTGGAATCCACAGAGTTGTCGCACCAAACGTGCTTGCCGTGCTGGAGGCGTCTGGCACAAACCCGCCGTGGGCATATGTGGTAGCCCTGTTTGATGTGGGGGTGGTTGTGGAGGCATCCAGCCAAGTGGTGGAATAGTTGCTGCCCGTCGTGTCGGTGTTGAACTCGAACTGGCAGAAGTCGATGTAAACCGAAGTGTCCGAACGAGCGGACGCCACCAGATACAGATGATCGTATGAAGCAGAGATGCTGCTAACGGTGTAGGACGTTGCATTGCCCGATAGTTCGGTGTGGTCGATAACAGTGAAAGCAGCCATCAGGCACTATTCAATCCGTAGAGGGTGAACTCAGAACCACGGGCGAAGGTTGAAGTCGCTGGCCCATCAGGCAACATTTGTACGGCGTTCACAACCGAGGTATCAAGCCACAGGCCAGCCCTGAAAGTGAGATAAGTAGGTATACCGACAAGACCAGTAACCGTCGTGTTCTTGTTCGCATTGGCGTAGTCAAGAATGTCGATAATCAGAGTGCCGTACAACGGAGCGGCAGCGGTACCCCCAGAGGCTTTCCCCAGCCAGATTTCGGTATTCCCCGTCCCCGTGCCTGCCGATGCCGTCGAGCCAGCACCCGTTATGTGGAACCGCGTGTAGTTCGCCCCAGTGTCCACAGGTGTATGCGCTGAGTCCCCGAGCCGAATGAAGATACTTGCCGTGGGGGTAGTCGGGTATATGTCGCGGACAGACATTCGTAGTTGCAGATGCTCGTAGGTGGACGGGATGTCGTCAAACGTCACCGTCGCTGCATCAGCCTCCAAATACTGGGTAGCGATTGCTTCAATAACAGCCATCAGGCCACCATCCTGAACCGAGGATTCGTACGGTGACTCATGCGGTCACCATCCGAGGTAGAACACCGAACAGCGAGAACTTGGAACCTGCTACGAAAGCAAACCCGTTCGGTTCATAGAAATCTATTTCGGTGATCGGTGCCTGCGACTTCCAAGTGCTGGCTAGAAGGCGCACCCTGTTACCCGCACCGTTGCCATCCATCGCCGTCTGGGCAATCACCGACTTGTATTTCCCCGAGTTGATGTCGAAGAACTGACCCGTGTAAGCCGCAAATACGTTGGTGGCGTCGGATGTCGGCAACCATCCAAAGTTGTTGGCCGTACCAGTTGAAGCGGTGGCGTTAGAGCCGTCACCATCTAAGTCTTGGTAGACATAGTTCGATCCCGTGTCGTTGTTGAGGTGATACCTGAGATAAAGGTTTGTGTCAAATCCATAGATGCCAGAGGCGTAACCGACCATGAATAGATCCATGTATTGGGAGAAGTCACCAACCTGCCCGTCATCGGTTGATGTGAACGTGATCGTCGTAGTCGATGTACCAGTTACGTCAATCGTGGCGATACCGACCCATGCCTCACCATCAGTGAGAACACCATCAACAATGTACGCTGGATCAGCCATTAGGCAGCCACCGCGTATCGGATAACCACAATGCCCGCACCGCCCCAGCCTTCGCTGCCACCGCCACCGCCACCACCCGTGTTCGGAGTGCCTGCAAGGGGGAGCGTCCAAGGTGCACCAATGATGCCACCCTTGCCGCCGCCGCCAGTACCGCCCGCACCAGCGACAAGAGAGTAACCGCCGCCGCCACCAGCGTAGATGGGGGTGGCGGACGTTATACCGTAACCCGTGGCCCCGTTACCACCAGCACCACCCAAGTCGTCCGTGACACCATCCGCACCCACAGCACCCTTACCGCCACCACCAGCGCCACCGTTGCCCGAAGTAGCAGTACCCCCGTCGTTTCCTTGGCCTGCGGTTCCTGAACCGCCAGCCGCACTTGATCGACCGCCACCGCCACCAGAACCACCCGTTGACGCCGTACCACTCGCACTACCCACACCGCCGCCGATGGCAGCGGTTACCCCAAGCGCCTCGCTGTTCTCTCCAGTCCCAGCGATTGAAGACTGCCGCCCAGCGCCAACCGTGATCGTGTACGTTCCAGCACTCACGGCTACCCCCGTGCCTGTCAACATGCCGCCAGCGCCACCGCCGCCGTTCCAGCCCGCACCGCCGCCTGCGACAATCAGATAATCCACATCAGCCGCACCAGCAGACACCAGAAACTTGCCTGAACCACGGAACGTATGAACACGGTATGTCGTACCAGAATCCGTGTACTGGGTGATGATCCCACCAAACGCCGTCATACCAGCAGCCCCACCAAACAAGCCGCCATTCAACCACGAAGACACAGCCGTCGAAGGCCACGCCTTCGGCGTGTCATGCCGCCCCCGCCAATTAGAAACAGCGGTAGATGGGTTAGTGCGATCCTGACGGAACATGTGCTAGGCGGTGATGCGGTTGACGTAACCGAAGACGGTCACCTCAGAACCAGTCGCCGCAGCTCCCAGCAGAATCAGACCCGTGCTGGCCTTACCCTGGAGAATCAGGCCAGGGACCAGAAGCACCAGACCGCTCTCTGCCGTCACCGTGTATTCGATCAGGTCGTCTGGATCTGTGACACCGCCGAACTTCAACGTGACCTTCAGGTCTGCTGAGTGCGTGTTCTGCGCGTACAGCCAGATTTCATCCAGTGTCGAAACAGTGGTTGTCGTGGTGTGAATGGTGGTGAACGTCCCGCTGTCGACAGCGAGGCCGATACCCGTGCCGTCACCAGCACCGCCAGTCAATACTTCCTTGGAATATGTTGCCATGATCTTTCCTTAGTTGAAGACAGTGTTGTTCAAAATGAGTTGGGCATCATTCGTCACTACAGAAATAGCGGGGGTAGCCCCACCAGACGAAACAATCGGTGAAGTCCCAGTAACCGCCGTGACCGTCCCCTGAGGGGCCGCAGCCGTAATATCCGAAATCAACGCCTTCTTCGTGGCGTTGGAATCATTCGTGTCAGCAATCAGGACGTAATCGGCGGTCGTGGCTGTAGCCACCGTGCTGTTGTTGACATCAGCGGTCAACGTCACATTGCCGCTCACTGCGCCGCCAGCCAGAGAGCTGTTCGCCGCAGTCGTGATCCCCGTGATGTCCCCAGTTGCCGGCAACGCCCACTTCAGGCCCGTCGCCTCCGTCGAATCAGCAGTCAACACATAAGTATTGGTGCCTACAGCCAAACGGGAAACAGCATCAGCAGCCGTAGCCGCAATCAGATCACCTTTAGCGTCAACAATGTCTTTCTGGATGACACCAGGTGTGCTGTTGACAAACGCTTCGACATCGTCAAAGTTTTGGTTCATGTCCGCGGCCACAATCGTGGTGCCGGCAGAAAACGAGTTTGTAACGGCCAGTGTTGCCATCTAGCGCAGCCTCCTGGGCGTGTAAACGAAAGCCAAAGCGTTCATTTCCCAATGGTTGTTGGTCGACGGACCGCTTACTTTCACACTTACACTCTTCGCTGTCCCAAGTGTAGGCATATTCAGTACCACAGCAGTGAGGTCACGCGAGATCGCATCCCACGCCGCCCAATAAGGCGACGTGTCATCACCGTCATCCCATTTGGCGGTGTCCCACAGCGAAGTTGATGTCTTCCCCTCGATACTCACGTTGAAGCTGCCGGTGGCAGCCGACTTGTCATAATCCTTGTAAATCGAAACAGGCAACACAATCGTCGCCTCAGCCGAAGTCACCAAACGAGGCCGACCCCACCGCTTCTTCAAAATCGGGTTCTTACCCGACACCCACCGTGTCACGAAATACGACGAAATGTGTGTTTCCGCCGAAGACGCATACCTGTCCGTAGAACGGTTCTGTTCGTCCTCAACATCGACCAGCACCCCCGTGTTGGCGACACACGCCCCGTAAACGGTTGAAGAATCATTCGGTGGCCGGTACGAATACATGGCGGCAGCATCAATATCGGTAGTTATCCAGGCGCCACCTGGAATCGTCGGATCATAAATCAGTGTCCGACGGGTCGTTACGCCGGCATCAGTCCAGTCGACCGAAACGTACAACTTGTTGTTTCCCCACCCGAGCTGCGGATTCGTCCCGAACGAGATGCGTCCATCATCCACAGCCGGCGAGATTTTGTCGAACACCCAGACAAACCCTTCACGGTTGTACATGTAGACGCCCTGATCGGCGTACCAGAAAAACACCCCGAACGGTGTCGCCACCG